GCCATCACGGCGGGTCTGCAACTTCGGCTGTGGAGCCAAGACAACTTCGGCCAAGACCTTGTGTTCGCACCACGCGGCGGACCCTTGTACTACTGGGCAAACGACACGACCACATGGGCGCGGGCGATCCTGCTTTCTTCTGCTGCTACCACGGCGGGGTATGTGGGTGCCGATGTCCCGGTCCAGACCAACCAAGTGATTGCCTCTGATGTGCAGCGCTTTGTGATTTGTCTTGGGGCCAACCCCTACGGCACCACGACCACGGCAGACTTCAACCCGATGCTGGTGCGCTGGTCGGATCAGGAAAACGTCTACGACTGGACCCCTACTTCTACTAACCAGTCTGGCGAACAACCACTGCAAAACGGGTCCTATCTTGTCTGCGGGCGGATCACCCGGCAGGAAATCTTGATTTGGTCGGATTCAGCACTTTACTCGATGCAGTACCTCGGGCCTCCTTACGTCTGGGGCTTTCAGCTTCTGATGGATAACATCTCCATCATCTCGCCTAATTCGGCTATAACGGTAAATAACATTACCTATTGGATGGGCTGCGACAAGTTCTACCAGTATTCAGGCCGGGTGGAGACGCTGCCATGCAGCCTTCGTCAATATGTGTACAGTGATCTGAATCAAGATCAGGCGTGGCAGATCGTGTGCGGTACCAACGAGGGTTACAACGAAGTGTGGTGGCACTACCCCTCCAACGAATCCTTGGTCAACGACCGCTACGTAATCTATAACTATCTTGAGCGTGTCTGGTACTACGGCACCTTGAACCGCACCGCTTGGCTTGATAGCCCGCTTCGTCAATACCCGATGGGCGTGATCAGTACCCAGACGAGCTATTTGAACAACGCGATCAATAGCTCCGTGACAACCGTTTCACTGCTCAACGCTTCAAGCTACCCGGATGTCGGTACAGTCACCATTGACTCGGAAACCATCACCTATACGGGCAATGATGGAAGCAACCTTACAGGCTGCACTCGCGGAGCGCTCGGCTCTACGGCTGCATCTCACATCGCCTATTCAACAGTTTCACCCTACGCTTCCAACGGCATCCTGTACCACGAGTATGGGTTGGATGATGCTTCCACTGGAACGAACGTGGCGATTGCAGCTTATGTGGGATCTTCGGATTTTGACATTGGTGACGGGCATAACTACGGTTTTGTCTGGCGCATGATCCCGGATATCAACTTCACTTCCTCCACGTCGAACGCTCCGTACATCACGCTGACGGTCAAGCCCCGGACATTCCCCGGTGCCCCTTACGGCTATGGCGCAGCCCCGACAGTAACCCGCACGGCAACCATTCCCGTGGAGCAGTACACGCAAGAAGTCTACACTCGCATTCGCGGGCGGCAGATGTCCATGCGTATTGATTCCGATGATCTGGGGGTTGCATGGCAGTTGGGCGTACCCCGGATCGATATTCGGCCCGATGGCAGGAAGACGTGAGTTTTACTTACAACATCGTTCGGCCCCCTAAAGCACCCAATCTTCCCGTTGGGCCAACGGACTACAGCCAGCAGTATCAGGATCAGTTCAGTAATGTCCTGCGGTTGTATTTCAACCAACTGGATAATTGGTTTGCTTCAATCAACGCCGAAGGTGGGGGCAAATATCTGCGTTTTCCGTATGGGGCGTTTCAGGATGGCACCACGCAAACCATCCCTGCCAATACCGCGCAGGTCATGCGCTTTAATCAGACGGATACATCGAACGAGGTGAGTCTTGGTTCGCATACGGCTTCATTCACTGCTTCACAAGCAACCACCACGCTGACGGTAACCGCCGTTGCCTCTGGCACTATCTACCTTGGCATGACGGTGAGCGGCACGGGGGTTACGGCTGGCACCATGATCACGGCTTTTGGCACAGGTACCGGAGGCGCGGGCACCTACACAGTCAGCACTTCGGCTACGCTTTCTTCTCGCGCCATGACCGGCACCATCCAGTCCAAGATCGTTGTCGCCAACGCAGGGATTTACAACCTGCAGTTCAGTTCCCAATTTCAAAACTCCGACACCCAGCTACACGACGTGGATATATGGCTGCGCCAAGACGCCTCTGGAACAGCAACTGACGTTTCAGGTTCTAACGGTCTGGTTTCTGTAGCCAACAGCCATGGCGGCACTCCCGGGCATGTCATCGTTGGGTGGAATTATTTTGTACAGCTTGCCGCAAACGATTACGTAGAGCTTTGGTGGTCCACGGACAGTGCTCAAGTCGACATGCACTATTACGCCGCCGGGACTAGCCCTACTCGGCCAACTACAGCCTCGGTAATTGCTACAATGTCTTTCGTTTCAGCGTATTAAGTACGCAAGAAAGGCTTGGAGGATTTTTAGATGCCACAAGCAGGTGACACAACTACTTACACAGGCGTTGATGGGGACGGAAACCCGGTTACCCAAACTCTGTATTGGGACCCCGCCATTGAAGGTGGCGGCGGTTGGTCGCCTAATGCCCCTGCCCCTGCTCAAACAACACCAGACGCCGTTTACGGACAATATGGCAATATTGGCGGGGGGCTGCAAGGGGCGCTGAATGCGTTTGTGCAATCCTCTGGTGCTGATCCTACTACAGCATTGCAAGCAGCGGATGCGTATGTCAATACTTATGGACTTTCTACAACTGAAAATCCGTATGACCTTGCTCAAAAAATAATTCGCGGTACTGACTGGGGTAGCACGGCAAATCAATATAAAGAGCCGTTCATCTCCAATATGTTTGCCGACCCCGGCGTTCAAGCGGTTGGTCAACAAGTCCAGCAGGCATGGCAAGCACAGAACCAGCCTGATACTTGGCTGGGTGGGCTTTCAAATGCTATTAGTGATGCAGGTCCTATAGCAAACCTTGCTGTCGCCGCCGCTGCGCCGGAGGCACTGCCTTGGGTATTGGGTGCTGAAGGTGCGACACAAGTAGCCGCAGGCGCAGATCCTTTGAAGGTAGCTGGAAATCTTGCGCTCTCTTATGGTCTTTCTCAAGGTCTTGGTTCACTGGGCGGTGCAGGTGACGTAGTAGATATCGGGGGGCAACCGGTGGATCTGCCCCCGGGTAATGTCATGGGTGGGCAACAACTAGCGGAAGCCAATATATACCCCGGCCCCGCATACTCTCCCGACCTCCCTGCTGGCATTTCTTCTACTGGGACAGAAGCAGTAGACCCTCAAATGCTGCAAGCTTATAAAGACGCGGGCTTGCTTGCACAAGACGCTGTTGACTTTTCTTCTCTTAGTCAACCGATGGCGTATACGCCTAGTGGCGGAGTTATTCAAGCATCCGATCTTTCTGTGCTGGGTGGAGCGGGGGACGTTAGTACCGGGTTTGCAGGGCGTTCTGCTGGACTCGGTGGGGTTTTAATTGGCGACACTACCGGCGCTGGAATGAGTGGAACGGATTTTTTGGGTGATATCCAAAAAATAAATAGCCTTCAAAGTGCTGGGCAATTTGCCAAGCTGTACCCCGGTTCTGTTGGTGCAGCCCTTGGTTTCCTGAAATCCGGCAATCTTGCCGGTGCGCTTGCTGGCGCTTCACTGGGTTCCGGTATTGGCGGTTTATATAATTCGTATAACGCTCCTCCCGGAAGTGACACAAACTGGGTGTCCAGTGGGTTGAAAACAGGTCTAGGTCTTCTAGGACTCGCTTCCACACCCAGCACGGGGCTGCTTGGTAAACCCCTTGGTGCTGTTTTTGGTGGCACGGCTGCGCCGGGTGCAGGAGGTGCGGGCGTTGGTGCAGGGGGTGCCGGTAGTGCAGGGGCTGGCTTGCCGGGGACGATCCGCCCGTATCAATTTACCCAAATCCGCAACCCCAACTGGGGCAAACCCGGTGAGCCGTATTTCCTCCAGCAATATAGTGCGCAACCCACTTTCCGGGCAGCAAACGGCGGGCAAATCCCCGACCTTGACAACATGTACCCGCAGTCCTCGATTGACCATTCCTCCTACGCCACTCCGCTGCAAAGGCCGATGCAACAGGCTGTAGTGAGTAGCGGGTATGGTCCCCGGCTCAACCCTTTTACGGGGGAAGAGCAGATGGCTGGTGGAGGGTTGGCTGACCTCACGCCTACTTACGCCGCAGGCGGCAGGCTTTTGCGGGGGCCCGGAGACGGGGTTTCTGATAGTATTCCTGCGGTTATCAGCGGCAAACAGCCCCAGCGCGCGGCGCTGGCGGATGGGGAGTTTGTGCTCCCGGCAAGGATTGTCTCAGAGATTGGCAACGGGTCTACCGAAGCGGGTGCCCGCAAATTGTACGCAATGATGGACCGTATCCAGAAACGACGCGGCTCCACCCTCAAAAACGTTGCGGCAGATACCAGAGCAGAAAAGCTGCTCCCCGCGTAAAGGATAGGCTATGGCAACTCTTGCTGATCTTCTCGGTCTGGGCTCCCTCACCCAGACCCAAGCGCCGACGACCCCCACTTCCGTCCAGACCCAAGCGCAGCAGATCCCTGCTTTTGCGCAGCCCTATGTTGAAGACATCCTTGGTCGAAGCTACGCGCTGACTACTCAGACCCCCTACACGCCCTATGCGGGTGAGCGGGTTGCCGGGTTTACCCCGATGCAGGAACAGGCGTTCCAGCAACTTCAAGGCATGCAGCCCTCGGCGCAACTGGGCCAAGCTACCGACCTCGCAACCCAAGCAGGCCAATACGGTCTTGGCGCGGGGCAACAGTACACCCAAGCAGTCACCTCCCCCGGCACGCTGCAGTCCTATATGTCCCCCTACATGCAGGACGTAGTGGACTACCAGAAGCAGCAGGCAATCAAGGACTACGCCCGTGCGCTACCCGGAATGCAAGCTCAAGCAGTGGGGGCCGGTGCCTATGGTGGGTCACGCCAAGCTGTTCAACAAGCCGAGGCGCAGCGCAACCTGCAAAACCAACTCGCCGGAATCCAAGCCACAGGCACTCAGAACGCCTATCAGCAAGCGCTTCAAAATATACAGTATGGCGCAGGGCTCGGGATGCAAGGCGCGCAGCTTGGTTCTCAGGTAGCAGGCCAGCTTGGTCAACTGGGACAAACCCAGTTCGGCCAGCAAATGGGCATCAACACCGCGCTGCAACAAGCCGGTGCCCAGCAACAAGCCCTTCAACAGCAAAACCTTACCAACGCCTACCAAGATTACCTCACGCAGCTTCAGTACCCCTACCAGCAACTGAGCTTCCAGAAAGGCATCCTCTCTGGCTTGCCGGGTATCAGCCAAGGCACGACTACGACTACGGGATATCAGGCTCCGCCTTCGATGTTGCAGACTTTTGGTGGGCTGGCAGCTACCGGGCTGGGTGCGTATATGTCAGGGCTGAATAAAAAAGAAGGCAGTGAAGTCAAAGCATTTGCGGTGGGTGGAACTGTAAGCGGGGTAAACGATCTTGATAAGCAGACGAACAACCTTGTGCAACTGGCGCTTCAAAGCCAGAACCCGCGTGTCTTCCTGAGCAAGTACCTGCTTGACCCAGAAACCAGACTGGCTGCTTCACTTGCTCAAGGGATCGTTGACAAGCAACAGTCAGCGGCGTCTAACCAAGAAGCCTTGGCTGCGTACAACCCCAATCAGCCTACGGTGTTGGACCAAAAGCGGCAAATGGCGCTGGCCGCATTGCCCGTTAGCGGGTTTGATCTTGACAGCCCCCGTATGGCGCGCGGTGGGATCGTTGCATTTGCGGGTGAAGAAGAAAGCCAGTTGGTCAGGGAAGTTGAAACGCAAACAGAACGTGCCCGTAAAGCAAGCGAAAGGGATGCCGCACGTATTCGTAAGATGGCAGAGGATGCCAAGGCTCGGGCTGGAAAACTACCGGCGGGAACGATTGAATACACACCCCCTGCCGCTCCTGCCGCTCCTGCCACTCCTGCCGCTCCTGCCGCTCCTGCCGCTCCTGCCGCTCCTGCCGCTCCTACTGCTACGGAAACTGAAAATATTGCTGAACGGGCGCGTGCGGCTAGAAAAAATGTGGCTAAACGGCCTTTTGGTATAGGTTCTGGTGAAGGTGTAAAAATTGGTAGCAAACTGGCAAAAGGGTTGACCCGTTGGGGGCTTCCAGCCGCAGCTTATGGAGCATGGGAAGCGGGAAGTGCCTTGGGTGAAACCAAAACGGGGCAAAAGCTTGCGAACCTTCTTGGAGGTTATGCGGCTGGTTTTGACCCTAATGTTCGTCGGGCTGAAGAAGAACTCACCCGGGACGTAAATCTTTCTCCCATTCAGGTTGAAACAAGGAGGCGAGCAAAAGAGCAAGGAATATCCTTGCGCCCTTCGGTTCCTTCTAGAGAAACGTATGAAGAATCCGCTCGTATTAATGCCCCCGCTGGCCTGCCTACTACCGAAGGATTTTTCGCTGGTTTAATGACTCCTGAAGGTCGGGAGCAGGCCCGTACCAATTTTCTCGACTATCTTGGTTATCCGCAGGCTCGCCCTGCTACCCCTACCGCTCCTACCACTTCTGACGCCGCTGCTAATGCTTCTCCCCCCGTGCCCACTGCTACGGAGATATCAAGGGTTATAGAGCAAGGCAAGCAAATGGCGGCAACTGCAGCTACACAGCGACAGCAGGATCAGGGGTTGGCGCTTATGATGTTTGGTTTGAATCTGCTGTCGCAGCGGGGTAGCCAGACTCCGCTCCAAGCGGCGGGAGTAGCAGGTGAAGAAGGACTCAAGACTTACCTTGGTCTGCAAAAAGCCCGAGAAGAGCGTGAACTTAAAGAAACGACCAAAGCACAGGAACTGATGCAAAAACGGTTTGACACTCTAGTAAAACTGAAGACCGCGCAACTTAAATCACGCCTCCCCACGCTTACTCCCGAAGATGCAGAAGGGCAGGCGTATATTCAGGTTCTTAAACAACTTACACCGCGTGAACTTTCGTTGATGGGGGTAAGTCGGGAAGAGCTTATTCGCATGGAACGTGAAGCCACAACACCGCAGAGTAAGCCAACCTCCGCTCCAACTGTGTACAACGGGATGGCTATAGTTGGGCAACAACCCCGTCAATAGACCACATCTATGCCAATCTATAAAGTAAGCGCCCCGGACGGTAATATCTATGACATCCAAGGACCGGAGGGTGTATCTCAAGAAGAAATTTTTGATGCACTCCTTCACCTGAACCCCGATGCGGGCAAACCTAAAAGCGTGCTTGGGTACGCTAAAGAATCAGGTAAAGCCCTGATTAGCGGCGGTGTTGGAGCGCTGGCGTCAATCGGAAAAGGTGCAGCCGCTGCGCTGCCGGAAGAACTCGAAACCAAGGCACGAGAACAGATCTCCAAAGCAGCACAACGGGTTTCTCCAAGACTCAGCCCCACATATGCGGATACCTTGCCAGTAGAGATTGCCTCTGGTGTAGGCAGTATGCTTGCTCCTGCCCTTATTCCGGGTGGGGTCCCCGCAAGAATTGGGGCGTTCGGTGCCATGGGCGCAAGTCAGGCCCGTGAAGCCGCAGAAAAATTCGGTGCTACTGAAGAAGAGCGTCGCCAAGCTACCATTCTTGGTATCTTCCCCGGTGCGACTAATATCATCCCACTTGAGCGGCTGCTTGGGCGGTTTGGGGCGACACCGGTCAAAGGGATGGTATCTCGTGTAGCCCGGGCATTTGAGACAGGCGGGCTGGAAGCGGCGCAAAACGCTGCCGAAGAAATGGGCCAGCAAGCGGTCAAGCAAATTACCTATGACCCTAACGCGCCATTGCTTGAAGGTTCAGAAGACGCACTGCGGCAGGGGTTTGAAGCGGGTGCGGCTGCACAGCTTCTTTTGGACGCCGTAATTCCGGGCAGAGGCCGTGCAGTCAAGGGGGCACCTGCTCCTGAAAAACAAATGTCCGCCCCTGCGCAGGAAACACCGGAAGAACTAAAAGCGCCCGTAAAAAGTGCGGTTGACGAGGTGTGGCCCCATCTGGTCCAGCAAGAATCAGGTGGTAAGCAGTTCAAACCCGGCACCAAAGAGCCTCTTACGTCGCCCAAGGGAGCGGTAGGCGTTGCTCAAGTCATGCCTGATACCGCCAAAGAAGCCGCAAAACTTGCTGGCGTTCCATTCGATGAGAAAAAGTATAAAACGGATAGAGCGTATAACGAGTTATTGGGCAAAGCTTATTTTGAAAAACAGCTTCAAGATTCCAACGGGGACGTAGCGCAAGCCCTTGCACGATATAACGCAGGTCCCGGTGCTGTCGATGATTTTTTGAACGGTACTAATAATTCGGGAAAAAACCCAAAGAAAATAAAAACTGAAAATGGCATACCTCCGTTCAAAGAAACCCAGAAGTATGTAAAAACCATCATGGCAAGGATGGCTCCCGCCGCTCCTGCCGCTCCCGCCGCTCCCGCCGCTCTTACTTTGGCTAAAGCCAAAGTTGGTGAAGCTCAACAGGTTGCACCTAAAGTAACCCCGGAAGCTGCGCCTGAAGTAACCCCGGAAGCTGCACCTGAAGTAACCCCGCAAGCTGCGCCTGAAGCCGCGCCTGAAGTAACCCCGGAAGCCGCGCCGCCTGCCGTTGGTGTCATCACTGATGATGTCCTTAAGTCTTTCGGGATTAAAGGATACGGTTCAACGAAAGCCAAGGAAGCTTTGCGCGGTCTTGACCTGAACACAGAAGAGGGTCAAAAAGTCTATGACGAGGTGTTCAACGGGCCAAAGTTCAAGCAGTTGAAGTACGATGCGGCCAAAGTTGAAGAATTCTCGAAAGCTGTACCTGTACTCTATGCACCTTCCGGTGTAGCTGCACCTGTCCAACCCCAACCTAGCGGACCCAAAACCAATGCACCCGCACCTATTGTTGGAGAACCTGACGTTGCCGCAGGTGGAAGAGGCGCTGGCGAACCTGTACTTCCAGAAGCTGCCGAGGGAGCCGCGTCTGCAGCAGTTGAGCGAGGAGGAGTGGCAGGTCCTGAGCAACCTGTTGGTGGCCCTGTTGAGGGAGAAAAACCAGTCACCGCTCCAGTAAAAGAAGAAGTCCTGCGTGCAGAGCCCAGACCCGCTGTAGCAAAAAAAGCTAAAAAAGAAACTACACCACCCGAGATTGATGCGTCTCTTGCTGCGCTTGATACCAACATCAGCCAACAACTATACGAAGCGCATCTTGATTATCTGGTAAGCGAAGCTACTTACAACGACCGCGATGGCAGGTACGCCAAAACAAAACTTGAAGAAGCACAGGTTCCGGCGGCTGATCTTTTTGCTGCTCAATCGCGGGTAGCAGGTCGCACGGCAAAAATTGAATCCGCAGACCGTGCTAGGGTCATTACCAAACTTGAAGAAATAGACGACCAACTTTCAGGAATCAGCCACGATCTTAATGAGGCTATCGAGAATAAGAAAGATACTAGTGCCCTGCGTAGCCAGCAGCAGAAACTGCTTGCCCAGAGAAAAGATGTAACCAAGGAAGCCAAGCGGCTTGGTATTTCCCCGAAAGCAAAACGGGTTGATGTTCGCCATATCCGCACCGCGCGTAAAAGCGTTGGAGAAGTTGGTGCGCCTACCGGCAACACTGCTGATCGTGTTGCGAAGGAAATAGAACGTGTCATGCGTCCGGGTTCCGGGTTTGAGCGCATCACGACCGTTGTGCAAACCGAAGAAGGATTGCCTGATGCAGTGCGCAGTGCTCCTGACTATGCACCGGGTGTGCGGGGCGTTGCCTATAAAGGGCGTATCTGGCTTGTAGCGGACAATATTCCGCAGGGGCGTGAACTGGGCGTATTCCTGCACGAAGCGGGTGCCCACCTTGGATTCGATCAAGTCCTGAAACCCGGTGATCGTGAGCATCTCGCCCGCACCGTAAAGAACTGGTCAAAAGGCTCCGACCTCAAGGCCCAAGCAGCCAAGATTGCCCTTGCCAAGGGCGGCAAATCGAACGACGAAATCATCGCGTACACGGTCGAAGAGCTTGTCAATCGAGGTGTAAAACCGCAGGGACTTCGCCCGGAATCCACTTGGCTCGCCCGGGTAAAAGCAGCGTTCAAGCGGGCGATGGCTAAGTTGGGCCTGCGGGGAGAATTTACAGAACAGGATCTGGTGGACGCTGCGTTCGGCGCGGCTCATATCGCCGTGAAGGCCCCGGGCAAAACGCAGGAAGGGCCAAGATTTTCAACCGCCAACGCGGCAATGGACGGAGTGAGCGAACGGGATTTCAGGACATTCACTGGTCCGACTGCCACCAAGAGCCTTGTAAAAGACGCAATCAACACCGCTGTCGGTCCCGGTGGTGGTAGTGTTATCCAGAAAATCCGCCAAAACATGGCGAGCCGATACACTTGGTGGGAGGACTTTCTTACTTCAATCAACGGCAATAGCGCCACTGACGCCGCAGGTATGGCAAGTGCCTACGACCGGCTGCATGCGTCTTCCAAAATCACGGGTATCCAGCTTTCCACGCTTGAACTAGGTGGTTTTGGCAAAGCAGAAAACGGTATGTGGGAAGCCCAGAAGACCGATGCAAGCTTCAAGGATGTCATCAGTGAAGTAAACAAGATGGTCGGTAAGTATCGCCGTACCCCCACATTCGAGGATGCACAGACTTTCTTTAATATGGCCGCGATTGCCAAGCGTGAAGAGGGTTTAATCGCTTCTGGAAAAATTGAAGCCGGGGAAATCAAACGTACCATCAGCGATGAACAGTTGAAACAAGGGCTGGCGATCTACGAAAGCACCCCCGAAATCCAAAACGCCCTTCGTCTGTATGAAAAGTTCAATAACCGCAATGTCGATTCGATGGTTACGGCGGGTCTGATTGACGCGGAAACGGCCAAAGACCTGAAGGGTGCGGCTGGCTACGTACCGTGGTTCCGGTTCACCGAGGACAAAGAAGGCAATATCAACATCAAAGCCGTGAAGGACTACGCAAAAGGACTCATCAACCTGAGTAACATGCGAGACCTTGAAGGTGGCAAGATTGAAGATATCCAGATCAATAACATTCTGGATAACATGGCTAAACTCAGCAACTGGATGGTCAACAAATCGATTGGTAACGACACGGCTGAGTATATGCTTCGTTACGCTTTGAAGTATAAGCAAGCCCGAAAAGTCGGTTCGTTCGATGCCTCCGGTGTCGACCCTCGTAAAGTCGTGCAAATCATGCGCGAAGGTAAGCCTGAATTTTACGAATTTGCCGACCCAATGGCTCTACCGGCCTTCAAGGGTTATGAAACCGCTCACGGTGCGATGGTCAGTGCCATGGCTGCACCTGCGAACCTGCTTCGTAAGGGTGTCACCCTGTACCCGGTGTTTGCGCTGGGGCAGCTTCCCCAAGACTCGTTGAGGGCGTTTATCTTCAGTGGTTTGAAAAATCCGTTTGCTATTTTTCCTAAAGTGCTCACCAATTTTGTCAAAGAAGTATTTGGCGGGACCGAGACCAGTCACAGGCTTGCCCAGTACGGGATTGTGGGAAGGGCGCTGGACATCCCCCGGGGTGAAGTCACCAAACATTTCCGCAAAGAACTTGGCCTTGATCGCAGTGCGTTTGGCGCAGGGCTCGGGTTTTTTGAGAAGTGGAGTAACGCTTCCGATGCGGCTATCCGCACGACGCTTTATGAACTGACCCTTAAGGAAGGTGGCAGCGAAGCTCTTGCAATCCGCAGGGCGCGTGACATCATCAACTTTGATATTCAAGGCTCAAGCGGGTATTCAAGTTTCCTGCGCCAGACCGTGCCGTTCATGGGTGTGTACATGAATGACCTTAACAACCTCTACAAGGGGTTGGTGCTTGGCAGGGGGCGTTTGAGCGAGACCGAAGCGGGAGCGGTACGCCGCGCCATTCTGTATAGGGGCATGCAACTTGGGGCGTTGACCGCGTTGTACACGCTCATGGCTTCTGATGATGACGACTACAAGAATCTTGATGACGCAACCCGTAACCGTAGCTTCATCATCCCCGGGGCTAATTTGCGTATTCCAGTGCCCAGTGACGGTGTGGGGTTCATGTTCAAAGTCATACCCGAACAGATCATGCGCTACATGCTCGCCGAAGGGATCGAATCGGAAGATGCGGGTTCTCGTGTAGGAAGAGCGCTTTTCACCGGGTTTTCTCAACTCGGTAGTTTTGAAAACTTCTTGCCCCTTGCGGTGCGCGTGCCTATTGAATTGGCACTTAACCGCAGCTTCTACACACAGAATCCAATTGTAGGGAAATCAAAGGAGCATCTTGAACCGTACAATCAGTTCACGGACTCCACAGGCGAAATAGCCAAGCAACTTGGCCTTGCCTTGAATGTATCACCGCTTAAACTTGAATACTTCCTGCGGGGATACTCAGGGCAGATGGGGGGTGCGGTCTACGCAATGACGAATGCTCTTATGGACGCCGCTGAAGGTAAAGTCACGCCGTCCCTGCGCCTTGAAGATTACCCGGGGCTGAAACAATTCACCTATAGTTCGTCGGATAAGGCTGATCTTGAGAACTTTTACGAGATGCGCGACCAGATTGACCGCGTAGCACGCACCTACAACGACATGATCAAGTCCGGGCGTGGCGAAGAAGCCATTGCGTACATGAACGACCCGGAAAACCAACAGACCTTTGCGCTTCGTAAGTACCAAACGCAAGTCGATGGTGTCATGCAAAAACTCCGGGAACAGCGCAAGCTCATTTTTGCAAGTAAAGACCTCAGTGCAGATGAGATGCGGGATAAACTTGACCAGCTTGATGAATTCCAAACCAAGTTCCTGCGCAGCCTGCAGCTTCCCCGTGCACGAGCCTTTGCTGGAGTGGAGCCCAATATCAATGACTGGGCGCTGCTGCGGATGTTCAAGTAAAAAATTCCCCCGGCATTGCACCGGGGGTAAGGGGAGGGGAGAAACAACATTACAACGGGGGCGATAATAGCAGAGGCTATGGCAAACGCCAAACGCGAACACCCAGAATCCCGTTTTCCACTACCGGCTTGATATCCACCCGGATATGCAAACGCCGCATTTCTTTTCCAATACTCTCTGTTAGCTGTTCAAGGCGGGTCCCGGGAACAAAGAACGACGTGCCAAGCAGGAACTTGGAAAAGTCAAGGACGACTGGCCTCCCGTGCGTTTCCATCGAATAGCTCCTCGTTCTCGTAGGCGAACTCAAGAGCAATTTCCGGCTGAGTGGAAACCATGCCCTTGCCCATACGCATCTTCCTTTCCCCAAAATACTTTTTCTGGTTGCCGAGGATGGTAAGCACGCTGGAGTACGATATCTGGCGCTCGGCGCAAAATTGCCGGAATATGCTTTTGTTGATGTAGACACGCTTGGTATCGGGCTCGATGCGGATGTAGAGCTTGCCCCGAGGGATCATGATAGGGGCTTCCTGCGGCCCGCCGCCCGTGCGTGACACGCCGCTATTAATCATCAGGGTGTCGTTGATATGGGAGGACATGAATTCCCCCACCGCCGTGACATTGGCTGGCACGACTTCCCGGGTCTTGCTGCTTTTAGCCTTCAGGTCAGCGGTGAACCAATCAAACACGCGCTTGATGTCGGCATTGGAGATATCCAGTACCTTGGCCTCGCGCGCGAAGATCCCTCCACCCATCCCAATCGTGCCCATGGCAGACCAAAACCGCTCTCGTTGTACCAACTGTGCTGCCCGGTCAATAGAGCGTTGCGTGTCGTTCAAGCAGCTTTCAATGCTCGGCATGTTGAGCAGTAGGTAACGGATATAGGGCACACAAGCCACGCCATAGTTGGAGTAAAGCGGCCTGAAAAGCTCGTCAGACTCTTCCTTGCTCATGCCGGTAATCGGGTCCAACTGATATTCAAGCAAGCGGGCAAGCTCGCCATCGGGGGAACTTTTCTTTTGGTGCAACTTGTCCTGAAGTGAAGAATTAGCGGTTACAACTCCAATTGATTTCCATGTGATGTTGTTAGAACGCTCGATGTTGAAGCTGCCCTGCATCCGGTGTTTGCCGCGCCCGTGCAGGAATTGATACAGGAAGTTGGAGGTTGCCTCCGGGGTTTCGTTGGTGATTTCATCCACGGTTGCGGCGATATTCTGTAGCACCCCCACGCGGTTGATACGGGAATTCTGGGTGTCCTCCTTGATCAGCATGGTGTCATCAGGGTGCCCAAAAACGCTGTTGATCATACGAAGGATCGTGGTCTTGCCTGTGCCTGATTCAGGACTGAAGAAATTCACGATACCGCAGCGCTCGCTCATGAACGCGGCAAGCGGAGAACCAAACGCAAGAAAAAGCCCAAACATATAAGGCTCCATGCCCGGGCGGTTGTAGGTATTGGCAAGCTTTTTCCATTCTTCAAGCGTGCCCTGCTTGCGATAAGGGTTCATCAGGGAAATTGTCACCGATGACGGCGGGCTGTACAGGGTTGCAGTGGCCGTGATCTGTCTGTCACCAACAATAAAGGAAGTGTAGTTATCCGCCCAGCCAAACTGCACCCGAGAGCGGGCGGCTCGGCTACTGGCTTGGTACTTTTTAACTGACATATTTGAATACGCCATGAGAGATTCGACTTGTTTGCCGATGGTGCTAACACCCTGCTCGGCTATGCGCTTGCCAAAAAGATCCCGGCTGATCATCTCCTTGAGCGGGATCATGAATTCTCGAACACCGTCTTGGGGCAGATGCAGCCGGAACAACCCCGACATCCCCTGCAATGGGTCATCGATAGTCTGTACGAGGTAAAAATCGTTCTCATAGATCATGTCATCGTCGGGATTGCCGTCTTCATCTTTTTTCTTGACGACAATTCCACCATGCGCGCCACGAGCAAAAGGAAACGGGTACTCCGGGATCGTATAGGTAACTTGAGCCGCTTCTGGCTTGGGGTTGGGGATTACATTATCTTCGGGCGAAGCAGTCGCAAGCTCACCACGACCAAGTGCTATGGGGTTGGTGATCTTGCCTTTGTGAACGCAACCTTCGCACCCATCAGGGTTTTCTTCCCAGTACGCCGTGCAGCTATAGGGACCTTGGATCGCGTCGGCCTTGGCTTGTGTCTGCACCGCGTTGTAGTCGGGGTGCTTGCTTGAAACGATATGAATGGCCCGTTCCCCGTCTTTGCAGAACTTGGCCGTTGACAACACTGCCCGCCAAAGCGGTTCAAGCACCTCCTCCTGATGCTGCACCGCATGCAGAATCTGATTACAACCTTTGCCCTCTGCGCTTTTCTTCAGGATCAGCCTGAAACTCGAAGGAGCAACATCGTTTTTCTGCTCGATCAACGCTTTGGTTACTTCGTTGATAGGACGCTCGGTGGCTGATTCAAGCATTTCATCGTTCACACCAAGTACCGCCCGGAACGAGGCGACATCTACCGCTGGCACAAGGTTCAGTACACTTACAGGTAGCGGGTTACCCGGGTTTTTCCAGTTGTTTGACCCGACCGCGCGCAAGATACGCGCAGCATCGCTTGTCACTTTGGCGTCGATTTTCACGCCCGCCATCAGGCAAGCCATCTTCAACCGGGTGGCAATAACCTTCCACTGCGGCCTTGCGAGTGGCTCGGTTAGCGGCCAATAGACGTGCACCCCGTTGCCGGAATTCACCAGCATCGGGCGCGGCAGGCGCAGTTCTTTTACAAAACGCTTTACGTCAGCAACAGCACTTTGCTGGTCCGGGTATTTCTTATCGTTGCCCCCTCCGACATCCAAATCAAGAAAAAACGACTTCAGGTATTTGACGTTGGCAGCAGTGCGGTCGGTGTCGTTGTTGTAGCTTGCTACCGCCACAAACGAATTTACCTGCTGTGCCTCCAGTTCATCCACCGCAGCGTCAACTTGCGTCAACGTGTCAAAGAATCTCTGGCTTGGTGCGCCTTTGCCTGATATGCCGACTACACAGTATTTACCCTCCGGGGCGAGTACCGCACCCAGAAATTGTTGGCGTGTGAGCATGGGTTGCGCATTTTAATCAGGTTGTGGGTTTCATATATCCCTCCAGAAATGGGGTACGCAGGTCATGCGTACCCCAAGACACCCGTTACTCGTCGTCCCACTCATCCAGAAGTTTGCTGATATCAGCTTTGGCCGGAGCGGCTTCGGACGCGCCTGCCTTTTCCCGCTTCTTGGGGGCAGGGGTCTCTTCTTCATCCTCTTCAACAGCAGGGGCCGGGGCTCGTTTTGCCTTTGGCGCAGGTGCAACAGCAGTGGCAGGAGCTTGCGGTTCGTCGTCTTCGGCTTTGTATTCGATCGTGACAAGATCCTTGGCTTCCTTGCTTGCACCGCGCTCGGTGCAGGTACCGTGCTCTTCTTCGGTAAGCGGGCGCACTGCCTTGAAGAAAAGTTTTGGCGTAGCACTGTCGGTGTCGAAGCGCATCTCGGTCACGACATCGGTGACGTTGACATTGAATCCGGCGAGAAACTGCGCGTATGCGTTAAGCGGCATGTTGCCGTTATCAGATTTGCCAAAGATCGACTGCGCGGGAAGCGAAAGTGCGTAAAGATCCCCGTCCAAATCGTTCTCAAGCAGCACGGCGATTGCACGGCTGAACTTGCAGGCTCGGGAGTTCTGCTGGCCTGAACCCTTTACGTTCTGCGGACAATCCGCGCAGTTGGTATGTTGGGGGGTCTTTGACTTGGCATTCGGCGTGTTGCCGTTGGCTGACCAGCAAATGGGGGAAGCTTTGGAGCCAGCGACGTACTGCTTGTCATAATAGGAACGTGAGACTTCCGGGGCCACATTCACGATCACTACCTTCATCGTGCGCTCATTGCTGACCGCGATTTCCTCTCCGTTCACGATCATGCGAAAGGCATTGCCACGGATGGAGATGCGCTTGCTCTGGGTACCGCCAAGCAGCGATTTGGTGACAGCGTTCAACTCCTTCTTGCGAAGGTAGTCAGGCACACCATTCTTGAACAGCGTAACGTCATTACTCATGGATTACTCCTAGATTATTTGCGGTAAATGCGAAGGTCGTATTCACGTTCTGCATTGAGTCCGGGGGGCACGAGGTCTGGGTGTTCCTCCAAAAAAGACTTCATGTTGGTCTGATGGATGCGCCGCTCAAGCAGATCAGCGGCGTCGTTATCCTTTATAAAGCGGTGCATCGATTCCCAGTCGGTAGTCCAATAACGTGTTTTGAGAGTGCGTGTCAGGCGACCGAACGGAGTATTGAGACTGTTAGCACCAATCTCATTGCAGGCATCAAGCAAGTTTGCCTTCACCTTCTTCATCTGTTCGTCCAGATCTTCCTTCTGCGCCTCAAGCTCTTTCAGGCGTTCGCGCATCTTGATGTATACCTTGATGAGCCTTCCAAACTGCGAAGACTGACCTTCTTGCTGTGCTTCTTCGCTCATGTGTTTCTCCTAAAGATTTACAACTTCCCCAAGTTCTTCCTTGTATAGATCGACCAAGCGTTGGTGTACATCTATTTTGTTCTGCAGCATTTTGTACATCCGTCGCTCAACTCTACTGCCCTGCAAATGCACTACTGTTACCTTGTTCACCTGACCCGCCCGATGCACCCGGGCGTTGGCTTGCAAGTACGTCTCCACGCTCATCACCGGCGACCAATACACAATTACGTTGGCAGCGTGAAGTGTTACCCCGTGCGATGCAGCCTGCGGCTGGATCACCAGCACCTGCGGCTCGCTTGTGGTCTGGAAGCGGTTAAATATCTCAGTTCGTTTGTTTGGTGCGACAGCGCCGTTGATGATTTCGTTTGTTATATTTTTGGTCTTGAGCCAGCCTGAAATCATCTCCAGACTATGCGTGTAAGGCACGAATATAAGCACCTTATGGCTTGCCTCGTCAATCACTTCTTTGAGCGCCTGCAGTCGGTTGTTGCAGTCAAACTCAATTACTTCGCGGGTGTCTGAATAAACTGCTCCACCGGAAATCTGAAGTAATTTACTCAACATTGCCGCAGCGTTCGGTGCGCTGATTTCCTCGCCCGCCGCCACGACTAGCTGTTGCCGCAAGAATCGCTCGTAGTATTCCTCCTGCTGCTTGGTAAGCTCGACATCTCGCGTGACATACATCATCTCAGGCAGGTCAAGGCATTCTTCTTTGGTAAACCTGATTGCCGGTTGCAGCGCGTTAAATACGATGTCGCTTGCATTGGGCTTAGGCACATACTTGAAGCGCGTGATCTGCGTCATCACCGAATCCCTGAACGCACCAAAGAATTTCGGCACTTTGTTCGGGTTGATGATCTTGGCAAGTCCATAGGCGTCCACGGGCGACTGCGAAGCGGGGGTACCCGTCATCATCCACACCCACGTATGCGGCTTGATCAGTTTGGTGAGGGTTTTCCAGCGTTTGCTGGTATGGCTTTTGAAATTGTTTGCCTCGTCAATAACGAAAAGATCAAAGTCACCTGCCTCTTCAATAGCCTCAGCAACTATATCAAGTCCTTCAGGATTGATGATGACAAACTCTGCGTTGCCCTTGATGATACGACTGCGTTTTTCTGAACGCGGATGGTGGGCTATGTCACAACTGCGGTGCATGGCGAACTTAAAAAGATCCCCTTGCCATGCAGACCCCATGATGGACACGGGACAGACCACAAGCACGCGACGAAGGCGCTTTACGTTCATGAGGAAGTCTGCTGCCCATATCACGCTTGCGGTCTTGCCCGTGCCTTGGCTGTTGAAGCAGAAACACCGCCTGTGAAGCGTAAAGAATTCAGCCGTGGTTCGTTGATGCGCAAAGGGCTTGTGCATCCCGGGCCAATCGTAACTGCGAAGAATCGGGGAAGGGACGTTCTTCACCTGCAGATTCTTCAATACCTGCACTTCCTCCAGTCCCCAGCGCACCAGCACCTCATGTTCGCCAACCTGTTTGCTGCATGGAATGACTGACGTGATGCGCTGCGGGTCGCGCACGCGAAGGTGTAGAGCTTTATTTTCTATTATCTGCAAGTTTCACCCATAATGGCTCCGCGAGGCCGAAGCGGTCGTTTGCTTCGTCCTTTGCTTTTTATGAAGCTCACCTCTTGGCGGGCGAGTCGAACAACTATCATCCCCCTTTTTCGGGGGGATGTCAAACAGGTTTGGTTACTTCTTCGGGCGGTTGCGCTTGACCGTGTGATCGCTGTTACGGCTGAAAGAGCGGTTGGAGCTTACTGTCTTCAGGCGCAGATTACCCGGCGCGTTGGTGCCACCTTTGGACAAGGGCACGATATGGTCAATATCCTTACCCTTGCGGTCCACACCTTTTTTGTCCATGGCATACCGCGCACGGGCACGCGCTGCACGCTCAGGTTTCTCACCGCGTTGCTTTTCCATCTGCCATTCGTGCTTATAGGGCCGAGGGGATTTTGTATAGGGCATTGCTGTCTCCTATCGTGCTTTGCCATTGTGTTCACAAGAGAGCACCGGGCACCACGCCTTGCAAGTGAAATTCTGTTTGGGGTTCCATATGTCAAACTGGTACGCCGTATCAAGTTGGTTTGACTGATCCAACCATTTTTTCCACCGTTCTTCCTGCTCCACTGTCTCAAACCGCTCCCTGACGAACGCGGGATGCACGACAAAAAGGAGTCCTGCTTTTACTACCTCTACTTCGGGGAAATGCTTGAAAACCGCGAGTGACAGCAACTCAAGCTGTTTCGTATCGGGGTAGGTATTTTTGCCGGTCTTGTAGTCGATCAGACTCGCTTTGGGGCCGTTGACCACCAGCAAATCCGCGATTCCACGCCACCATACTTCCTTATCAAAAAACCCACACGGCTGAAGTTGCGCAGTGAGCCCCATGCGATGCTCACAATACACCTGTCCTTGCATGGCCTTCAGCCGGTCAAGCGGTTCTTTCATGTAGGCAAGATACCCGGGCAGGTCCTTGCCATCCCTCACGTAATCCTCGGCAGCTTTATGCGCGTCAAGTCCGTAACGCATTTGTGCTGACTGCGGCTCTACAATGTCCTTTGCTACTCTCAGATGGTAGTATTTTTTGGGGCATTGCTGGAACAGCGACATGCTGCTGTAGGACCACGCCTTGGGCATCTATGCTTCCTTGTTAACACTGACCATAGTTTTCCCCTATCCCTGACTCGCAATTAAGCGGCAAGCCTTGCGCCCATTCCGGAGCCCAGCGCATGCACTCTTCTACGTAAGCTTGCGATTCAAGGGCTTCTTCTTTCTTTACGACACAGCCAATAGCATCGTGCACAGTCAAAACTACCCGGTACCGTTTAGAAATACGAATCATCTGCAGCCCGATAATTATGCGGGCTAAATGCTGCACAATATTTTCCGTGAGCTTACCGCCCCAGATGTCGGTCTTCCCGGTACGAGAATCATACAGGAACTTTTCCTGACCCTTGGGGTCACGCCAACGCCGAAGCCGATGATACTTAATAGGTATCCCCAGAGGGGTGTGAAACATCCCAAAAGCAAGTTTGATTACTTCTGGCCTGCCAAACGGGGCCGTCTGCCCATCGATTGCAGCGGCGATAGCAGTGTTACCCTGATCCCATAGTTTAGGAATCTTGAAGTAGTTCCGGCGGTAGGTATCCACGATGTGACGGCATTCATCCAGCGTCATCTCAATGGAAGGAGTAGCCCCTTTCAGAAACACCTGCAACTTTGCCGCACCAGTCCCATACCCGCAACCGAGGATTACCGTTTTTCCAACAAAGCGTTCCTGCTTGGTAATCTGATCCACCGGCTTGGCGTAGATGAGGCTTGCCATGATCGAATAAACGTCCTGTTTATTCCTGAACGCTTCTACAAGATCGGTTTGCCCGGAGAGCCATGCAAGAATGCGGGCCTCGATCTGGGCTGAGTCTGCGTCGATGATGACGTACCCGGGCGGAGGCAAAATGGAGCTTTTCAACGTACCAGCGTTTTCGCCCCGGCTTGGTAGATTCTGAAGATTTATCTTGTCTGAGTTATGCACCAACTTACCGTTGGCGACAAATCGATGGCGGGGTCCGCAGTTTTGAATGTCATACACCGCGACGAGCATATTTTCTCCGGTTCAAAATTTCTTCGTCAGTTGTACCTTGCGTAATCCACAGCCGCAAGGTTTCATACGTTAAATCATCGCGCAATGCTTTGAGACGACGGATGCGTTCTCCGTTCTGCGTTCTTTTGTACGCACGCTTGTTACGCGCTTGCTCCGTGCGCGACGCCCACCGTAAGTTGCCCGGCTCATAGTGGCGGTTGTTGTCTACGCGGTCTATGCTATGAAACGGTGACGGACGCACCCCCAAGTTATCTAACACCCACTCTGCGAACGCCCTGACAGACACAAACTTAAACGCGATACCACGCCCCCCATAGTTGGAGTACCCGAGACTATTTGGGTTAGTACAACGCTGCTTTGCGCCAGCAGCGATATTGAGCACATGGCTCAATGCCTCTTCGTACTTTTCTTTGTAAGGATCGCGGCGGTCAGCTAGTTTTAGTACAGCCGCTAAAGAAGCTTTTTTAGCCGCTGCAATACGTTGCTCCACTGGTACGCGCAACATTCTCAACTTCACTGAGCAAGAACGACAACATCGGGATTTCTGGTCCAGAAGCTCGCGTACCCGCACCAACCGTTCCCGCCCACACTGGCACTTACACCTGAGCTTGTCTTTTGTTGTCACCCACAAAGAGTCTTGCGGTGTCCACATCGTCTTGGGAAGGGCATCCTCCAACCTTGATTTTGTGTTGTCCCTGCATCGCCTCTCGTAAGCTAATCTCTCCGGCGTCTGTAAATACGGCATGGTCTTCGGTCCCTTTTACCCCGTCCCACTCGATGACTTCAGAGAAGCCGCTGAACACCACCCCTTCGTGGGGTACGAACGCTTCTCCGTCCCATACAAGGTCATCCAGCAATACGTCCACAATCCTTTTGGTTTCTACCCCGTTGACCAAATTGTAGACCGTAACCTCCGTATCGGCAACTAAACAACCGCCCCATCTCCCCGTGTGTGCGGCAAAGTATTTCAACGGTATGGGCAGCGGGCCACGCTGCGCGATGTCAAGAAACCGCTCGGTACGTGTCTCCTCAATGGTTGACTTCACGCCAAGGCGCACCCCCACGAGCGTCTGCACACCAACATCGGGGTGCTCCAGCAAGTTTTTCATTGCCTGATCGGTCTTGGCGAAAGCAAATGTCGGCTTACCCGTGCGTGCGCTAATCTTGGTCGGCGGGTTTACCCCGTGCTCAATCAGCAACTGCGCGAACTTGGCGTTGCTCATGAGGGATTTCTTGTTGGTTTTCTTTTCTTCCTCGTCCTCCACTGAGCCGAAGAGTGAAGCAAGCAGGACTTCTTTCTTCTGGCGTACCTCATGCAGATGCTGCTCAAGGAGCAGTGCGTCCAGCCGCAACACAGGCTCGGTGAACATCTTGAGAGTCAGGTCAATGAGCTTTAACTCAGTGGGGGGAAACCCCTCCACCATCTTCTGGAAAAGCTTATAAGTAAGCTCGGTGTCGTTGCAGCAGTACCTACCATACGCAGCAAGCTCTTCCGGGGTGAAACCCACGCGCCGCTTGCCAAGCGCGTTCTGGACCTCCGTGCCTTTCACGCCAACCCCATAGTGCTCGACCAGCTTTGCCAAGCTACCCCCGACTTCAATGCCATGCAGGGGGCGTGACATGCTCAAGGTATCAGCCAGAACCCTTGGGTGAATATCAAAAATCCAGCTAAGGATGGCACCATCAAACAATGCGTTGTGAGCAAGCGCTATCGAATCCGCCCAAGGAAATTGCATGAGAAAGGTCTTGGTCTCTTCCTTGGTGCCGCTGAACCAACTGACTGTACTATTATTCTGCTTGACGGATACCCCGATTACTTCAAATCGGTCATCACGGATGTATTGCTCGGTAGTCAGTTTCGATAGGGAGTATTCCTTGTCGTAATACGTCTCAAAATCTACTGTAAGCAGTGGCATCCCTATCCCCTGTACTTATGCCGCTTGGCAGCTTCGTTTGCTGCCTTGAATGAAAGGATGAACGAAGTGGAGGTGCGCTTGTAGCACGCCATGCAACGCCAGCGGGTGGCGCGTCCGTTCTGCACTTTGACTTTTTTGACCCCCGGTGCAATCCAACAGGTTTGGCACATGGGTTGCAGGGAGCTAGGCGTTTTGGTGGACATCAATTTCATTCAAACAGTAAAGTTTTACAGAGCGCGCGGCCAGCACAATTTCATCGGCCAGATCAGCGGCTTTCTTCCAGTCTTTTTTCAACAGGGCGTCGTGCGCTTCCAGCCTCAACTGCCTGATCCTGATCATCCCTTCCGAATAGTCCGGGATATTTTTCGTAAAGTTTTGCCTTGAAGTAGTCGTTGCCTGTACCTGTCCAGCCATAAACGATGCTCCCTATACCAGTCCATTTGTCCATCACTTCACCCTGAGAAGCCAAGTCATCTGCGCAGCAGATATCTTCTGCAGCGATTGCCTTGTCCCCACTAGATCACCGTCCTTGTCCCGGCCAAACGTCACGCAGGGCCACATGCAGCGGTCTTCTTTTTGCATCTGGGCCTTGAATTCGGGAGTGCAGTCCTCGCAGTAACTGTTGCGGTAATCTACATTACCGGCAGTCCGGGCAAGTTTTCGCCATTCAAACCACTGCTCTTGGTCTGTGAAACAAGGCGGTGGTGTGGTCAGCAGTTTACCCCGCAGATCGATATACTCCTCTTCCGACAAATCAAAATCCTTGCGTCTTGTCATGCACCCGCCTTCATTTTCAAGTACCAATACAAAACCACGCCAAGCAAACTGCAAAGCGTAGCAGCGAAAAACCCAAGATAGTACGCCTTGAGCAGCGCACCTTTTTCCACCACTATCATGTCGGTTATCTTCATTTATCACTCCCCCTTCCCCCGGACTCTCGCTGCGCGGCTTCCCGTCCCCAACATACACAGTGGGCAGACGCCATTCTTACGGCGCACGGGTAAACCGCAGCGGCATCGGTAAATAGGCCTGTCGTTCATCGCTCGTCTCCAGTGTTCATAGCTTTAGCCCCTTGCATAGCTCAAGCGTCAGCCGTTCAGCTAGTTCACCGAATATTTGGCGGGCGATCTCGGGCTTTCCTTGGTGGGCGAATGCCTTGCCCTTGATCTCCTTGCGCTGGCCGTTCAGTTCGTAGTGGAACGAGTAGCGGATGCTGTCGTCCATATCGTCTTTGTAAGTGATGCACCGCCCCTTGAACGTGTTGCTCTCCAGCAGGAAGGACTCAGTTACCTTCTGCCGGGCGGCATCCTCCATTTCCTTGAGCAACCGGACGCTCTCATCCGTAGGTGCTCGTTTCTCGGTGAAATGAACATCGACCGAGGACGGGCCATGCTGGACGCGATAAGTGTCAAACATCCGCGCCTCCAGTGTTCTGCGAGCCAGTCGGCGGCGGGGGAGGGGGCAAGGGAGTTTTGTAGTAGGCAATGATTTCAACCTTGGTACTTGTAGCAGGGTATCCATACCCTGCCCAATATTTCGTCCAGCGATGATCACCGTCACGAAGTAAAAGCCAGCAAGGCGGTTCCGCGCAGACGTATTCATTCGCGGATACTCGCGTCGAAATCCACCCTTCCTGCCGCGCCGGGTGGGCGAAGAGGGGTTCAAACTCGCGGTCTGTGAATGGCGTCTTTTCCTCGCAGAAGTTCCAAGTTTGGTAGCCCTTCCAACGCCAGCGCCACGCCACCGGCTTTCCCTCCGGCGCGAGAGAGGCGAGCGCTTGGTCTAGGATCGCCTGTGCGCCGTCCAGATCGGCGGCTCGAACGGCGGTTTCAAAAGCTAGTTGCTGCTCCCGCGTGAGTGTCACGGCTTCCTCCTTATCAGAAACTTTTCGATGGCGACCCCAATGACTGCCCCGCCAAGCGACGCGAGAACAAGGATCACCCAATCTCCCGCGCTCACGCCCCCCCCCTCCGGCTCGCGGGCGAGGGCGGCGTAGTCGTCAGGGAGCGCCTCAAGCAGTACACGATTCAGTCGCCCGACAAAAATGCCGCTGTTCTTCTCGAAGGCTGCTAGATCTCTAACAGCCTGAATGACTGCCTGACGCAAAAGCTCCAATTCCTGAGCTAGCGCGAAATTGCCTTCGCGCAGTGCCATCGCATCCGCTGGCGTGCAACCTTCCGGGACCGCATCCCTCGCATCCGCGCCACCGGGAGAGCGAAGGGCATTGATCGCCCAATCTTCGATTCCGTTGCCGTGATCGACATGCGGGTGGTGTTCGGCAAGGTAGCTTTGCAGTTTCACGAACGCCGCGTCTGCCTCGCGCACCTGACGCCGCAAGTTCTCCAGCGCCTCTGCCTCGGGGTTGCAAGCCGGGCACGTTCTGTCCCACACCCGCATCGGGTGGTCGGAGTGAGCCAAGGATTCCTTGACTACTGCCTCGGCGTCAGGGGTGGCGGGCATTTCGCAGACCTTGATCGCCATATCGCACGCGCAGCGGGGAAACGTGCAGCGAGGCATCACGCCGGGAAAATCGGCGCTATCCCCCTTCGTCTCGGAGACGGCGCGCAGGAAGTAGTCAGCCATCCAGCGCATCTTGTCAGGGTGGGATAACTCAGTCGGGCAGAGCGCGTGTGCGCTCATCATCACTTGCCACGGCTCCCTCTCCTCTGGGGCGCTCATGGCTTCCTCCATCTCCGTTCCGTTGCTCATGGCTGCTGCGCCTCCCAGTTGCGGTGTCCAACAATGTTCGCTGTCGCCGTCATGGCAGAAAGTCCATTGCTGCGGTAGTAGGCGCAAAGTCTCTTTTCGTACTCGTCCAAACAATCGCCCCCAAGATAAAGCGCCACTAAATCCTCGTAATCTCTCAGGCTCATTGCTGCGGTATGGGATTGCTCGCTCATGTAGCCTCCTTCCCCGCGAGGGCGCGAAGGGCGTCCGCAGCGACTTCGTTGACTTCGGCAAGCGTCCATTGCCCGTTATCGCGCGTCTCAAGCTCGATCAGTTCCATTTGGTGCCTCATCGCCGCGCTGGCTGACTCGGCGGCTTCTGCCCTCGTCGCTTCCGCAGCAGCTATGCCTACGTGCCGCTCTATGTCGTGCTTTAAGGCTGCGTTCTCCCGCTCTGCGGTTTCCAGCCTCCCCAACATTTCCGGCCGCTCGGCCTCCAGCGTCGCGCGCTTCTGCATCATTTTGTGGCGATCCTTGATGCAGTTATCCAAGCCGCGTATTGCTTCGTCCCGCTCCCGCTCGGCGGCAGTAGCCCGTTGCTCTGCGGCTGCAAGCTGCTCGCGCAGTTCGTCCACCAGCGCCTCTGCCTCGGGGTTGCAAGCCGGGCACGTCCTGTCCCATACGCGCATGGGATGGTCGGAATGAGGTGTCAAGGATTCCTTGACTACTGCCTCGGGGTGAGGGGTGGCGGCACACGCCTTGCAGCCACAATCGCAGCGCCCCGTCACAATGCAGCTACGCGGGCAAGTGCAGCGCAGCTCCCCCTTCGTCTCGGAGGCGGAGCGGGGGCGTTCCTTCCACCAAGCTGCGCAGGCAGGGCAACTATCCCCAAGCATTGGGTTGAATCCTTGCAATCCGCAAACGTGCCTCTCCGTTCCGTTGCTCATGGCTGCTCTCCTATCTTCTTGTTCCATTCAGCGTCGAATGCGTACATGGCTTCTGCAGGGGAATCGCCGAATCCGGCAACGCCTTCCTGAAGGTTTGAGCCGTACAGCGCGCACCACTTATTCCCGTCCAGCGAAAGAACTGGCTTGAACAGAATGCAAGGGCGCGAGTGTTCGTTCGCCGCTTCCTGTGCAGAACGACAGGCTTGCTCTGCATAAAAGGCGATGTTTGATTCCCTAATGGCGTCCATCACCGCTTGAGTGATATTCCCGCCGCTTATCTTGCTGCGTACCGCGTCATAAACTGCTTGATATGTGTCCATTTATGTAGCCTCCTTCCCCGCGAGGGCGCGAAGGGCGCCCTCGAATGCTTGTTCAACCTTCATGCTCGGAAACTGAGCGGCCTTCAGTCCGGCGATGACACGCTCCTTGTCGGCACCCTCGAAAAAATCGAATCTCACCAGCGCCGCCACCGCAAACGCGAATCCGGCTTTCAGCGCCGCGCTGGCTGACTCGGCGGCATCACGTTGCTGCTTCAGAGTGCCGACATACCGCTCCTTTTCCGAAGCGCCAGCGGACAACGATTCCGATAGCCACTTCCACTCGTCCCGCTCCCGCTCTGCGGCTGCAAGGGCGCGCTCTAGGTCGCGGGCGAAGTCAGCAGCAACGTACTCCCCTTCGTCGTAACTGATCGTCACTGGCAGCGGTATCGGGCTGTCTGCGCGGATGTTGTCCGCACGCTTTACTGCGGCGGCGTCTGTCCTCGGCGTGTCGCTCATTGGGCCACCGATATCAGATAGTCCCACTGCCCCACGACAAGACAGATCAGCAGCAGGACGATTACGATGAAAACAAACTCATTCAACGGGTCGAACTTTTGCATTCTTTTTCTCCCACTCGCGGTACTTCGCAAAGGTCTTGCGTATGTCTGTTTGATGCGACCTTGTTGGCGTGAATCCATCCAGCACCCAGATCCCGCGCATTTTGAGGTAGGCGATGGCCTTTTCTCTTTTTTCTTCGTTGTTCATAGTTGATTCTCCTTTGTGCTTTATTTCCCGGTCTGCACCCGTTCAAGCAGCGCAAGGTACCCGCAGACATCGATCTGTGAATCATAGTGAAGGGGCTGGTTATGCAGACGCGCAATCTTCAGCAGCGCCATCATCAGGCATACATCGGCAACACTGAAAGGCACACCTTTGTACGCGCCCCACATGGCAGCAATCTTCTGCAAATTCTTGTCGGGCTTACCGTAGGTTTTTTCACGGTCCCCGTAGATGATGGCTTGCGCCTTCTGGAGAATATTCTGGGCAACCTCCTGTTTTTTACTTTTCACTTGTAGCTCCATTGGGTAAAGGCTTGCTCAACTTCATGCACATTATCCTCATTGACGAGAAAAGAAAACCCCCCGCTCCTGTTTATTTTTGTCATCTCCCTTTCCTGCAACGCTGTGGGTTTGTTGCTCCCTGCCTTGCATTCGATACCAAAGAAATGCCCCCTGAAACAGCCGACAAAATCAGGAACACCCGAACGACCATAGCCCCCTGTTGCAGGCATGAAGTAATAAGCCCCAAGTGCATCGAGAACTACCTTCACCTGTTTCTTGACTTTGCCTTCCGGTGTCATTCGACCCCCCGTTAAAAATCGAATCGCTTGAGGATTGCATCGACCTCGATCTTCAATTCCTTGCGAGCAGGTGCACTGTTGCGAAGGTCCTCGGTAGTTACACCAACCAGCAGCGATTCAAGGGACTTTCGCGTGGCTTCCAGATACGGATCGTTCACCACATTCAACTTGGTGAGCAAAGCACAAAGCTCCATCGCATTGGCGAGCATGCTTTCACGAATAACTTTGCGTTTGCCTTCATCAGCATCAGTAAGCCTGTCAGCCATGTGTTTCAAGCAGGCGTGCAGGCGCTCCCACAAATCCAGACTCGCCGCCTTGATCCTATCTTCGTAGGCTTTGCGGTAGTGCTGGTCAAGCTCTTGGCGCACTGAATCATCGCTGACCACGCGCCAGTCCCCTACGTCCGGGACAGGAGAGAAAGTGTACCGAAGCTCGAACTTGCTTGCAATACGGTCGGCGGTGGGGTAGTCGTCCCGGTCAAAAAGCGCCCCCAAAGTAAAGGCTTGCGATGAAATCAGGTTGGCGTAGCGGTCACAGAAAACCTTAACCGCGTCGTTGAACTCCTGCTCAAGCCTCACTAGTTCTTGCTTGAAATCCTGAAAGTTAGCCATTGGCAGAAGGCGATCACCCCCATCGGACCACGGCATGGTCTGGCTTGCAAACCAAACCCGGATGCGACCGGCCACCTGCTTCACCTTCTCAAGCTCATCGACACCGGCGAAGAGATTTTTGTTGTAATTACCCGCCCGTGTCTTGGTGGACTTGGTAACGTCAATCTCCTGTGACACTTCACGATCCAGCTTTCTGCCAGACCACATGCTGATCGAGACGTTGACAAGTATGCTGTTTCTATCAAGGCTCATTTCGTTTCTCCTTTTTTAGTTTCATCGGTAAGCGTGTATTTCATACGATCCGTCCTTTATCATTCTTCTGTCTATTTGCTTCTTCTTCGCGCATCTGATCGGCCTTCCACAGCATGCGACCCATGGCGTGCACTTCGGGAGCAATAGCTTTGATTTCTACACCTGTTACAAACGGGCAAACTCTCGGTGTTGACTTATTCAAGGTACCATCCCAATGCTCGGTGTAATTTTCAAACGTATGGGCTCGGCGCATGAAGGTGTACGCAAGGTCAAGCGGCATGATGATCTGCGTGAATGAACCAATGCTCAGTATGGCAAGTGGCTCTTTGTGGTTCTGATCTTTGCTATCTTCCATCTCACACCTCCACATGAAGTGTGCGGCCCGTAGTAGCACTCGCACGTTTGTTGTTGATGACACACCAAAGCACCGGTGCATTCCATCCAGACCCCCAATCCGTGCCGACATAGCCATCTGTCAACACCACGATGCACTCAGGCTTGATGCTGTGCTCAAGCAGGTACGCAGAAACACATGACGGGGCAGTACCCCCGCCGCCCTTGGGCCGGGTAGAGGACATAAGGCTTTCGTATTGTCCCTGCCCGTACTTCTCATGAGCGGCGACACGCGCATCCCAGTAGATCAAGTCCAGCAGTTCCGGGTTGATCACATTGCATATCCCAGCAACCTCACCCAAGAAGCGGCTGATCATTACCCCGTCGATAGAGCCCGAAGTGTCCACGGCGATCACAAGCCTACCCATGGACTCGGTGAAGGATGACGGGGTGTAGACGCCGCTATCGATGCTGCGCCGGTTCGGACGCCGCCATGTGCTCATGTCGTGCCCCTTGCAAAGGGAAGTGACAAACTCCCAAAGCTCCTGCTGCCAGTTCACCTTCGGTGCCAGTATCTCCCCCACCGCACGGTCAATCTCCCCGCCCAGTACGCCTTTCAATAAACTCCCTTGGCGAAGGGCGTTCTCGATTACGGCGTCAACTTCGGCCTTCGCCTGCTTGCCCCGAGCGTTTGCCTTGCCCCACTCGTGGACATCAAACCCCTTACTCTGATGACCGTTCCCCTCCTTGCGAAGCAGCCGGTAGACTTCCCCCGCATCCATGCCAGCAAAGCGTTCATCGAGAAGCCCCCCGATCTTGGGCATGGCGAGAAAGCCATCCTCACAGGAACGCATGATCATCAGGTTGATGACGTAATCACACGCCGCGTTTGCCGTGCCCGGGTCTTCCTGCCACATGGTGTACCAAGTGCTCAGGTGGCGCAGTGCCTTGTGCAGGTTCTCGTGCAGGATGACAAAGCGTAACTCCGGGTCCGGCATGCTGGAGATAAACGCTTTGGAGTAGATGACGTTGAAGCCATCGGTTGCAGCAGTGGGTACCTCCCCTGTCTCATCCACTCTCGCCTCGCCTGACATGATGATCCCACCCAGCGAGCGATAGTGCTTATGGGTAATGAGCGCGAGCATGTTCTTCTGCAGCCGCTGGTGCGGCGTCAGGTTACCGTCATAGTTTGTCATGGTTAAACCATCCAGTGATTCTGAGTAGCCCACACCACGAAAGAGCGATTCTCGATGGCGATGTTGCGCTTGGGCGAGGTGAGCACCTGCATGGCAAAGACACCCTGATATTCCTTGGGCAGGCGCTGGCAATATGTCATCCACGGGGTGAAGCTTTCCTTCGTCACGGAAGAAATAGCACCAAACACCGTCACGAAGTTAGCCGCGAAGTCCTGCGCGCTTGGCACGCTTGCCGTGTCCGGGGTAGCAATGATCGACTCCCATGAAGCCAGCCGGTCAAAGGTCTGCGCGAAGCCAAGCATGTCGGTGCCCGCAGCATCCCCTACCGTGCCACACAACCCCGCAGCCGTGGCGTTCTCACCGATCTTGTGGCGCTGATGCATGATGTGACTTGCCTTCTCAAGTGAACGCGGTGAGACAAACGGGCGATTGGTTTTTCCCGGGTAAAAGATGTAAGGGTTGTCCTTCACGCCGTCCATGTAGGAGTCAAGGCACATGGGGAAGCGCTTAACCCATGCAAGCACTACCGGGTGGACGTTGTTGGCCATGCCCCAAGGAAGCCATTGCTCGGCGGAGGGTTTGCGAACCGTGACGAATGCAACCCGGTTCATGGCATGGGCCTGCATCATGTCGCCAAGCCCTTCAGCGGCAAGGTTTGTCGTGGCAAACCGGATGCTGCCTTTGGGCAGCGAATACTCCCCAACCTTGCCCTCGTGCAGCAGGCGCAGCATGGAATTCTGCACGGGACGCGATGCCTTGCCAATCTCATCGGCCATGAAGATCACCGGTGCCCCGTGTTGCAGGTTGAGCAGCGCATTGGGCGCGAAGCTTGTTACCTTCATGCCGTTGACTACCTCAGTGAAAGGCACTCCACCAATATCGGAGACATCGAAAGTGGGCAGGTCGGCATAGACCATGCGATACCCGGGCATGCGGCTACCCAGTACGTTGAGGATCGAAGATTTGCCCATGCCCATCTCGCCTTGAAATACAAGGGTCACTTCTGACCCAACGTACTGCACCATGTCAGCGGCTTCGGTGAGGCTTACCGATACTCCGAGCTTCATTTCGTTCATGTTGTCTCTCCTGTCGTTTTGTAAATATTTTATTAGCGAGCATCATTTCTATGTTTGCTCTTGCTTCTTCCAAGTGATACCAAGCCATGCTTGTCGCGGGTGGGTTTTTCTTTTCTTCCTCCTTCATTCGGTTGTACTTGTCCCATACAGCGAGCATCATTTCTATGTTTGCTCTTGCTTCTTCCAAGTGATACCAAGCCATGCTTGTCGCAGGTGGGTTTTTCTTTTCTTCCTCCTTCATTCGGTTGTACTTGTCCCATACAGCGCGCACAGCGTTGATGCGCACAGTGTCTGTTGCGTGAAGCACGCGGACCGGAGCACCTTCATAGAGATGCAGCAACACCAAAAATTGACCGCCCCGTTCAGTCAACGGGATAACCCCCAGCCGCGCACCATCGAACTTGAGCAGCGCTTCTATTTCGTCTTCACGTAGATCTATTTGGCACCTCCTCTTTTGTTTTCTCTTCCACACTTTCCTTTGCCAAGCGCTTGAAGCGGGCGATGTTATTTTTGAGGGCGCGAGGATCACCGGCATGCACAGTCAGGAACTGCGGTTCGCTGAACTCGTTGAACACAACCCGCACATGCGAGCCCCGGCTTGGCTCTAAGGTCTTCACCGTGAAGCCGTGCTTCTCGTATTCTTTTAGTTGTCTCCCAAGGCGTTTATCCATGTGCGCATCTCCATCCGCTAGTTAGATCTCCCCAATCCACCCTTGCCTCACCGAAAACCCACGCGCCCCCAGAAACCCACGCATACCCATAAACCCACGCGCCCCCTGAAACCAGCGCATTCTCATAAACCCGCGCACCCCCAGAAACCTGCGCATTCCCTGAAACCTGCGCACCCCCATAAACCCGCGCATTCCCAGAAACCTGCGCATACCCATAAACCCGCGCATTCCCAGAAACCTGCGCATTCCCAGAAACCTGCGCATTCCCAGAAACCAGCGCATTCTCAAAAACCCACGCATCCCCAGTAACCAGCGCATCCCCAGTAACCAGCGCATCCCCAGTAACCAGCGCATTCCCAGAAACCCGCGCGTCCCCATGAACCTGCGCATTCCCAGAAACCCGCGCATTCCCCTCGTGTGAGAGGTTGGCTTCACTTTCCAACCAGCCGCCCAAACGGCCATCAGATAAGTATCTGATCCGGTGCAACGTCACACCATCTACGGTTTTAGTTTCATCGGTCATTTCGTACTTACGCATCGTTGCATCTCCATCCGCTAGTTAGTTGCCCCCGATTTACCCTTGCCTCACCGAAAACCCACGCATTCCCAGAAACCAGCGCATTCCCAGAAACCAGCGCATTCTCATAAACCCGCGCATTCCCAGAAACCCGCGCATTCCCAAAAACCCACGCATCCCCAGTAACCAGCGCATCCCCAGTAACCAGCGCATTCCCAGCAACCTGCGCATTCCCAGAAACCAGCGCGTTCCCATAAACCCGCGCCTTCCCAGAAACCCGCGCGTTCCCAGAAACCTGCGCATTCCCAGAAACCAGCGCATTCCCAAAAACCCACGCATTCCCAGAAACCAGCGCATCCCCAAAAACCCACGCATTCCCAGCAACCTGCGCATTCCCAGAAACCAGCGCATTCCCAGAAACCAGCGCATTCCCAGAAACCAGCGCATTCTCATAAACCCGCGCATTCCCAGAAACCCGCGCATCCCCATAAACCACCGCATTCCCATGAACCATCGCATCCCCAGAAACCCGCGCGTTCTCATAAACCTGCGCATTCCCAAAAACCCACGCCTTCCCAAAAACCTGCCCATCCCCATAAACCCGCGCATCCCCAAAAACCCACGCATCCCCAGTAACCAGCGCATTCCCATAAACCCGCGCATCCCCAGAAACCTGCGCATTCCCAGAAACCTGCGCATTCCCAGAAACCAGCGCATTCTCAAAAACTCCCGCATCCCCGTCTTGTGATAGGTTGGCTTCACTTTCCAACCAGCCGCCCAAACGGCCATCAGATAAGTATCTGATCCGGTGCAACGTCACACCATCTACGGTTTTAGTTTCATCGGTCGTCTCGTACTTACGCATCTTGTTTTCCCCTTTCACTGATACTGTTTATCAAGATCGGTTGCCATGTCCATGAGCAAGTCCGCAATATCCTCGGGGTGAGCCGTGCGCACGTAGTTCACCAGTTCCTGAAAGCGCATGTTGACGATATCCCCCGGCTCCAGATACTCGTAACCCGTGAACCCGTTGCTTTTGCCTGACTCGTTAGCGGCGAAACTGTTGTACGCCGAGCCTTTCCTGTAGAACCAGCCATTCGTATCGAACCCGCCACCATAGTCCACCACGCTTGGGTCACGCTTGGCAGGGAGCTTGTCGCGTACCTTGGGATCACTGAAGACCGCGATGAAAGCATCGGTCAGACGCCGCAGATAGTCAATGTCCAGATACTCATCGCCCGAGTGCTCGTTCTCATAGCCAACGGAAATGTTGGTGCATTCTGAAATGACGTCGGTGTAGTTGGCAGTGTCAGTGAAGACGCCGGTGTCGTCGGGATGCAGGTCAACCTCGGGCTGCGCCGCGTGCAGCAAGTCACCAAGCGCAAGTGCAAACGCCTGCGATGCGCATACCCCGGTCATCTGTTCCGTGATGATGGCGTTCGTCCCGCGCCTGTCAAAGGCAATGGCGATATCGAACTGCGCGAGGAACTCCCTGTGATGCAATGACATGCCGCGTGAACCGATACCGCCACGCTCTTCGCCCCTGTGAAAAATATAAGTACCGGGCACCCCGGCGCTGATCATGCGCCGCATCAACCACACCCCCGCAGCATCATCAGCACCGAGCGGGCGCTTGTCATCCTTGTACACAAGCTGTGTCTGTTCATCGAACATGACATCTTGGCGCACGGGGTCGGTCATCGAATGCACGGTGTCGATGTGGGACGAGAAAAGAATTCCGTGTGACAAGTCACACGCAGGCACGCCCACCTGCACGACATAGGCAAGCGCATTGCCCCCCGGATCAGTGTAGGTTGTCGGTTCCAGCGGCGCGATATAGTTCTTGTAGAACAGTTGCTCGCCTTCGCTGCCGTGGCAGCGCGTGAGCGTGAGCATTTCCAGCATTTCAGCGGTTGTCGTTTCCGTTTCCATGTTGTATCCCTGTTTCATTGTGTGTCGGTCAGAGGGCAAGTGCCATCTGGGTTTTCACTGCCTGCGCCTCAAGCTCCTCCGGCGCTTCGTCCCGGTAATCCTCCTCGTTGTCGTTCTCATGGATCACGCGCCCATCGTCAAGGGTTACCGCATCGTTCTCATGGATCAAGCGGCCATCACAGGTAGTCACCGTATCATCCTTGTGTGCGAAGTCATTGCCGTCGCTATCCTCCACGTCAAGCCGCGCGGCACAATCAACATGGATAAGCCCGCGTGAGGTACCCACAAGATCGTCGATGCTGTACCAGTCTTGGGTGTCCTCATCCTGCACGAGATTGTTATCCGCAGCGTAGCGAACAAGGTAATACTCCCCATCACTCTCGCAATAGATAACATCCGGGCTGTCAATAGCAACCAGCACTTGGTCCATTCTTCGCCCATACGCGCTCACGTAGTTACGCTCCGCGCAGTTCTGGCACACGTTGCGCTCGTGGTAGTCCACGTACACCATGTCATCCTCGTCCACCATGTCCCCGCAATCGTCACACTGCTCACCGCTTTGCTCGCGCAGTACGCCATTATTCTCGTACCCCGCCATGGTGCTGTAGTCACCGTCAGAGCCCAATACCCACCACTCACCCTTACGGCTGACAGACAGGCACCCCCCGCCACTACGGGTGCCCGCATCCACATAAGGCATGATCCAGCCATCGCCATTCTTGTTGTCAATCACCTCCAGCCTGCAACCCACAAGCGCGCCGCGTTCCTCCACATACCCCAGAGCCTGCATCGCAGGCAGCAGGCGGTTAGCGTCACCGTAGCAGCGGGCCATCTTCATAGTACGGGCGTTGCAGACCACGCGCGCTGTTACCTCACCTGCATCGTTCTCGATATAACCCACTTCAATATCGCCCGAAGCCGCGTATACGGCGGCAGGATGGACGTGGCCGCTCCAGTAGGAATAATCAGTGCGCTTGTTGCAATGGTACTTGTTGCTCATGCAGGAGTCATCAGACCCTTCGGCAATCGCGCGGATAATCTCGTCCTTGGTGCGGGCGAACTTCACATTCACGGGGGCCTGCTCTTTCATGAAGTGCTCAACCCACGCCTTCATCTCGCACTGGGGGAATATCTCGCCAAAGAACCGCGTGAGATAGCGCCCGGGTTTGCAGCGCGTCTCCCTGCTCTGCATCATGTGCTCGATGCTCTGGTAGAACGCCACCTGCTGCGGGTCAACGGTGGAAACATGGAGGAAATGATGCGCGTAGAAGAGGGGCTTGTTCTCGTTTCCTCTGCGCTCCTGAACCATGCCGTAGCAATTCATTGCCACGGAAGAATCAAACTTCCCGAACGGGGGCACGCGCCAACGACCTGAATTAAACTCTTCTTGCACCTCATCGAACCGGGCACCAAACCAACTGCCCATGATCGAGTCCATGCATGACGCCATGAAGGCGTAGCCAAAACCGAAGCCGACCGTGCCATCGCGTACCATGGCCAGCTTTTCCTCCAGTGTCAGAGGACGATCCAACGCCTTGCGGTGCCGCGCCATTTTGGCACCGATTTCGTGGCCCACGCGCTTGAGGTCGTCTCGCGCAGTGAGAATGCCGTGCTCCAACCTATACATCGCACGCTGTTTCTCATAGCTACGCGCGGGCTCTGCGTATTTCATGTCGATAATCATGTCGTCTCTCCGTTAACTACAGTTTTATTTTGTTGGGTCAGATCTGACCCGGTGTTACTTCCTTTATTTCACTTCCTTTATTTCACTAACCCTCCCTTGTTGTTGAGACCAACCAAGTCTTTCCTATCCGTTATCAGCATGTAGTTCCCCTTGTGCATCGGTGCCACGGTGTGCCGGATCTGCTTTGCTTGCTTCTCCCCGCACTCAAGGCATGTGCGGTAACCCAACACATAGCGGCGCGGGTCGATATCTTCCCCGCACGAACAGAACATGAACCCACCATTTCCCATCACATCGCTCCCTCGAAACACTCGTTGACCAATCGCGCAAATTCCGCGCGAGGGGCAGCGTAAGCAGCAGCGCCAGCAGCGCCAGCAGCGCCAGCAGCGCCAGCAGCGCCAGCAGCGCCAGCAGCGCCAGCAACGCCAGCAACGCCAGCAACGCCAGCAACGCCAGCAACGCCAGCAACGCCAGCAACGCCAGCAACGCCAGCGGCGCGAGCAGCAGCGTAAGTATCAGCGGCGCGAGCAGGGCGAGCAGCAGCGCGAGCAGGGCGAGCAGCAGCGTAAGCAGCGTAAGCAGCGTAAGCAGCGCGAGCAGGGCGAGCAGCAACGTAAGCAGCGAAAGCAGCGTGAGTAGCAGCGTAAGCAGCGCGAGCAGCGCGAGCAGCAACGTAAGCAGCGAGAGCAGCGTCCGAAGCAGCGGCCCTTAGTTTCTCATCGCCGGTCATTAGAAAGCCCAGCACCACCTCAGGCGGGTCTTGCTTCCACAGGTCAATCACGCTCAACGCCTGCATCCGCGCGAAGAACCGCAAAAGCTCCGTTGCGTCCATTCGCATCACGATCCGGCGCTCGGTGCAGGCGAGCTTGTCATTCTGGCGCACCACTTTTCCCCCACACTCAACAAGGCAAAGGGTTGCGCCCGGCGCGTATATCAGGGCGTCAAAGGGGTCGATTGAGGCGTGTAGCCCCTGTTGGCAGGGGATGGGTTCCCCGCGAAATACAAGCTTCTCCCCGTCTTTCGGGATGGGTTGACCATCGCGCAGGGTCTTGTCTACGAAATGCCATGCACGGATCGGTCTACGGGTTGTCATTGTCATTGTCGTTTCTCCGTTTAGTTATGGGTGTGTGACATGTCACACGGCTTTACGCTGCGCTTTAAGGGCGTTGGGTCAGTTCTGACCCAGCGCAAACCCGAGCAAACCCAACCCAAAGCGCATCGCAAAACCGGACCTTGCGGCCCGGTTCCCTTTAATTAATCTACTGAAGATGTCTGTATTGTTTCGGCGCTGGCGTTTCTACCAGTGGGGTTCTAGCCCATAGTAGGCAGAGTGATCTGCCTTGTTAGCCACGCGGGGGGAACGGAACCGGGCTCCTGTCACGAGACACCGATTAAAGGGTCGACACATGCTAGCCGTACTGCTCCGATCCCCTTTGTCGTTACCCGTTCCCTGCCGCCCCTGCAAGCCTTTCCATCACGTCAGCTTTCGCACTCCAACCGCGTTTCGTATCCGGGGAATTAGCTGGCTGGTACGGGTTTGCTTTGCTCTCGTGCATGGTGTTGCCGTGTCATGCACTACCCTAAGCTACTACCGAAACCCGCCGCCCCTTTTGAGCCACGCCGCTAGCCTCTCATATGGGCATCAGAGGTGCCTCCGATGCGCTGGGTCAGATCTGACCCAACGCGATAAACTAACCCATGCGAGCCGTGCTACTACGCCAAAGCTCTGGCATTGCATTGCAGGTTGTTGCACCAAATTGTTAAAGAACGAGCGGAGCGCAGCGCGTGTGACATGTCACACGGCCTTTACTTGCGCCTTACTTATACTTCTACTACACCCCCATTCTAACATAGGTCAAGGTATTTGTCAAGTGTTTTAAAAGTAATCCTGAGCGTGATTTGTGGGTATTTTGCGTGATTGGGCACGTAAAAAAGTGCCGAAACCACTTGACGGGCGGCGAATTTGGGTGCTAACCTGCGCGCAGGTTAGCAGTTAGAGAGCGAAGAAGGGGCACGGGTTTTGAGGGGGAAAGGGCGAAAAGGGCCATGCAATCATAGATGTGGCGAAATGTTCCTAGAGTGTGGTGTGAAGTGTGTGGGGCAAGTGGCTGAATGCGTTGAGAAGTTCAATTGTTCCAATTGTTCCAGAGGCAAAACACGTTCTGGCAAAAAATCGCGGGTGGGGCCGTTCTAAAAAAACATTTTAAAAATAGAACTTTTTCTGGGGGGATATATATATCTAAAAAGTAAGAACAATTGGAACAATTGAAACAATTAGAACAATAACAACAACTTAGCGCTGGAACATCATAAGAACATTTCGGAACAATTAAGAACAATTGGCAAGTGCCTGATTGCATTAAAAAAAGTGCCTCCTCCCTCGCATAGTGACCACTAACTTACTTTAGCTCCAGCCCGGAAAACGGCTTGCTATTGCCACTTGACAAGCTCGCAGTCTGGGTGCTAACCTGCGCGCAGGTTAGCAGTTACCCTCGCCGTGTGACATGTCACACGCCTTTCCGCCTCACCCTGCTCTATTCCGGCTTGCTATTGCCACTTGACAAGCTTGCAGTCTGGGTGCTAACCTGCGCGCAGGTTAGCAGTTACAACGCAACCAAAAACCACCCCGTGTGACATGTTACACGCCCGCCCTTTGCATCGCCAGTTCCCGCGCAACGCGCGGCATTCTCCCCGTGTGACATGTCACACGGCCCCCTCACGCACTCGCACACACACTCTCACACCCGCGCACTCTCACACACTCACACTCTCACACCCGCGCACTCACCCTCTCTCGCTCTCCCGCCGCCAGAGAACTGGCGAGAAGCCCGCGCAACGCGCGGGCAAAAAAACCCCGGCGAAAGCCGGGGTTTAGTGCTACTTTTTGGCCTTGGCCGGGAGCAGCGCTCCCAAGGCCTCAAATGCCGCCAAAACCCGGGGGATATCAACCCCCGGAACCCCTTCTTGCTGTTTCCAGTATTCTACGCTCGGGCCGACATCGGCCCGTGAACGGATCGCGCTGGCCACGCGACCAGCCTTCTTCTTCCCGCCTTTCTTCTTTCCGGGAAAAAGCCTTGAGTACGCTTGCCTCGCGGCATCGTACGCTTTCCGGGCGCGATCCGACAGCGCCTTGACACTCTTGACCTTACCCCCCGCGAGGCCATCGGCCTCGCGAATTGCTAGGTAAAATGCGGCGCGGACATCGCCCCGTTTCGCTGGGGGTACTCCGGTGAACAAGTCGCGGACATCGTCCGCGACTTTCGTTTCACCATCAGCGTACGCATAGCAGGACAAAACTGCCATGCGCATTAAGCTTCTATCCATTCCAATCTCCTGTATCGGTGCGCTTCCGTTCGGTTCGCATTTCCGACGCCCCGAATCATACTCCTATAAAATGTTTTGTCAAACTTTTTGTGACATGTCACGTAAGTTGACCCCACTACCCCGCCACCCCCCGCTGTAATTTTGGAG